TCCTGAACCGCGGCTGCTAACACCAAGCTTGATGCCGCTTTGCAGTAGTGTGCGGACAATTTCACCGCAAGGAGTTGGCAATATCTGTAGCTTACCATATCCGTTGGCTCCATCCATCCACATATCAGTGATCTTGTGGCTAACGCGGTCAAGATGTATCTGGAGTTCTTGTGGGTGATCACACTCACCGAGCACTCCGCTATCCTGTTTGATTGACTCATTCAGGGCTTCCACCGCTTTACGTATCTCATTCACGGGATATACACGACCGTTATGATTGCGTAAACCACCTTGTATGAAGATACCTTTCATGTAGACATTCTTTGGTTGGCCCTCACCAGCTGATTCAGTGATGACTTCAGCTTTTGCAGTGTCGTAGGCGAGGTGTTCAACTAGCATATTATCTTTCATGACACTACCTATTAGTTTGGGTGTGATATTTAGTGACAGTTTGATTAACATGCCGCAAATAGGTGTTTTTTATGTGAAAATACCGCAAGAGCTAATCCTGCGGTATTTTTATATCGTTTCAGCAGTATCAATTACTTGCGCGGAGCGTGTGTAAGTGGGCTGGTTTGGTTGCCCTTGCCAAAAGTCTTGTCAGTTGTGTCAAGTGCACTCTTGCTGTCTTCTTTAGCACCGTACTTGCCACTCTGCTCGTTTTCCATGCCCTCGGTGTCAGTCTTGCGCTGATTGGTCTTTGGGAGGATTGGGAGCTTGTCGCTCTTTGGAGCAGCCTGGAGGGCATAACCGTTAGCTGTTGGACCTTTACCAGTCTTGATTGGCTCTGCTCCAAAGCGTGCGGTCTGCGTTGGTGGTACTGGGCTCTTGGCCTTTTCGTTAGCGTCGCGTGGGCTGAACTTGCCAGCACCAACTTCTCCGCTGTGTGGTACAGTGACCTTCTCAAGCTCTACTGCTTCAGCGAGATCATCGAAGTCTTCTTCGGTGAACATTTCGTCCATCTCTTCTTCGCCTTCTTCTTCGCCTTCTTCGTCGCTCATCTCTTCGCTGCTCATGTCACCCATGTCACTCATTTCAGCGTCATCTGAACCGCCTTCTAGACGCTCAAACTCTGCCTTGAGATCTGCGAGTGCAGTTTCAAGATCGCCCATCGTGTCTTCGATGTCGCTCATGACGTCGCTGCTCATTGCGTCGTCAGTAGCAACCATTGCATCACCGAGGTCGTCTTCAGCATCAGCCATGTCCATGTCGGCATCTGCTGCCATCATGTCTTCTTCTTCGCCCATGATCTCTTCGCTTTCGATCTCATTGCTGAGCTCTTCGATGTGATCACTGTGATGCATCATGTCGTGACGTAGCTGCCTGCCTTCGTCGCCGCCCAATGTTTCTTCTTCCATGTCTTCGTCGGCGCTGATCAGTTCCTCGTGAATAGCACGGGCCTTTTCAATGAATACTTGGTGGAGTAGGTCTTTTGCCTTGGCTTCGTCGCCTGCGACGAGATGCTCTAGGACTTGTTCTAGCTTGCTCTTAGCCATTGTCTTAGTCTCCTGTGTTGTAAGATGTGGTACAGACTCGGGTATATTTAATAGGCACAGACGAATCTGGTGAAATATAGGTGAAAAATTACAGATTAGTGACAAATCAACCTTAGTACACTTTTTGAATGTAATTTGTACCGGATGGAGCGCCACCATTTACGTTGGCAGTTACTACAGTGCCGCCACCATTTGGTAAGGTTATGGTTTGACCGTTGGCGACAGCCCAGCCCACCGGCAATGTGCTGCTAATTGGCAGCAATATAATACCATTGGTTGGCATCGGATTGTCTAAGAATGTTGTGGTTATGATGATATTGCTGTTACCATGGAATATGTTGCTGCCGCCAACAACTCCATTGATTATTATGTTAGATCCAAAACTAAGGCTATTAGCAACGCCGTTAACCGGGCTAGGTACGTAACCTAATGCAGTTGATATATCATTGGCATTCAATTGTTGACCACTAGTGACGATTCCATTGCTACCAACTACCACATTTTGATAATGACCAGCTGCAACAACATTGGTTAATGCCATCGGCATCACCACATTACTGCTACCATTGAAACTCACGCTTGCATTAGCACTTCCTGTGACGGTTATGGTCATATTACTTGCAAACGCATTAGCAGTGCGAGCTGTACCCCAGAGCTGTAAACCATTGGTGTCTGTGGCGATAGTCACACCTGCACCAAGACCCTGTGGAAATCTGCTAGCCATAGCATAATAGGTATCATCAATCAAAACGCTAGCTGGCAAACTAGCTTGATTAATACCAACTAAACTTACCGCATAAACTATCTGATTACCAGCAAGTGTTAAAGCAACAGCCTCACCTTGTATGCTAGTTGTAGCCGTACCTGCCGATCCGTCAAAAGGTGGAGTGAGTATCTTCCACATAAAACCATTGTAGTATTTGATGGAACCAGATATGGTATCATACCACATCTGACCTATCAACGGGCTGGTTGGTGCGCTGTTACTGGCAAATGTCTGTAACAATTCAATGAAATTTTGATTGATATAAAGACCAAAATTCACAGTGTTAGCGCCAACCAATGCAAGGCTAGTGCTCGTGGTATTGATGGTACCGTCTTGCACACTGATATTACCTTGAGCAGTGGCTGTTGCCTGATATGGTATAGTATAGGTCATATTCCAGGACCTTCTTCTGCAGCAGGTGCATACTGCATTTCTAAATGATCAGCATGAACTAGATCTTCAAGTGTTTTTGCTGCACGCATCTTTTTGAGCTTGTTAAGCTGTATCAGAGTCAATCTAGGACGGCGAGTGTCATGCAGTTTAGCTTGGCTAAACTTGTCATCTTGCGGTGAATAATATGCACCTTCAATCTCATCAGCTCTCATTGTCTTGCCCCAACCTTGATATTTATGGTGATCATGTACCACCTAATATGCCACCACCCGGCGGAGCTGCTGGGGTACCGCCTGCTGGTGCTTCATCGCCGACTTCGGGGGCTTCGCCTTCTAAACCTTCTGAAGCTTCGCCTTCTGGCGCAGTAGTCTCTGATTCCGGCCGCATACCTATAGCATTCATACCAGGTGCTTCCCCCGACACCGATGAACCAGTTTTGGACTTGACTTTGTCAGCATTTTCTTCTCGCCACATCTGTTCGTTGCGGCTTATGTCATCCTGAGTCCAACCAAGATATCGTTCAAGCGCAAAACGCTTGCTGACGTACTTGGTGGCTTCTGTTCCCATGAGAGTGCTAAACAAGTTGATCTGTTCAGCATCCATGCCCATTCTACGATATTCACCAAAGCTCTCAGGCGCAAAGAACTGCAATTCAAACAGATTGCTCTGTATCTCTATGCCTCGATGCTTGAGGAACAGTTTGAATTCTTTGTCAAGCACAGGACTCATGAGGTTCTGCAAGCGTTCGCAATACTTGGTAAACCGATATTCTTGTACAAATGCTGTGCCCATTTTGCCGTCTGTGTAAACAGCAGTACCATCATCTGGACCAGTGGGCAGATAGCTGCTAGGAACACCAAGACCTCTGATCATCTTGTTGTTAAAATACTTCAAATCGTCAATCTGCCCGAGATTCTCACCTGCTGCTAGATTTTCAATTCTTGTGCCCTTGCCTTCTGCGTTGGTTGCTAGAAAGAAATCCTCATTAATGCTGATGGGATTGTAACTTGCATCAATCACACTGACACCACCGCCTGTCCTATTTGGTATGCGTCGCTGATATATCTCGTTCTTTATGCGTTCGACATACTGCATGGCTCGAGGGCCACTTAGAGATCCCACATCAATGTAGAAAACTCTGCGTTCTGGCGCTCGTACGATGCGATATATCAGTATGCAATCTTCAAGCAGATCTTTCTGCTTGTATACCTTGTAGATGCTCTCAAGTATGCTGGTACCAAAAGGCCATTGGTTATCCATGCCTTCGCTGAGACTGAGATGCACAACATGCGTGGCATCAACTGCTGTGTCCTGTGGTGCATTATTGAAACGACTCTGTCGAGATCCGGGACTGTTTGTCTGGCCATAAGCCAACGTACCAGCTCCGCTTGCTGGATTGCCACTGCGCGGATATCCACCCGGAAAACTGTATTGATCATGAGCAAGCATGTCACTGCCAACCAATGTGTTTAGATTAAAATCCATCTGGCTGATCACATATTGTTCTACGCTCTTGCCCTTGTCTTCATTGACAATGATCTTTTCGACTTTGGTTGGATCAATCCAGATCAATTTAAAAGTTTCTGGATCACGCACATAGATCTGATCACCGTATTTGATCACATTTCGAAACATACGCCACAGTCGCTGGCGCCACTTGTTGAGGCTGCACCACTGTTGCATGGTCTCTGTGAGGAGTTTGATTTCAGTTTCGCTAAGCTTGCCTTTGTATGTGAGGTCAAACGGTTCGTCGTCTTTGCCAAAGCTCTGCGTACTGAAATCGCTGATAGTATCCAGTGCACGGCTGATTTCGCTGTCGAGGTCCATTTGCTCGTATTGCACATAGCGTTCTATGCGATTTGGTGCACCGCTGTACACTTCTGGTAGATAGCTGTTGTATTTGGCGCTGCTACCAGGTTTGGCATCACCGTCGCTGTTCCACTGTTCCATGCGTTGCTGCATGCGAGCCTGAGTAGGGACTGCAGAAAAGTATTTCTTCCAGGATGCCATGTAGTATCTGCCTCATTTGGTAGGATATTTATAGTATGCGCCAATGCTATAGGCTATTTCAATATATGTTACCAGACACTCTGGAGAATCCATCTTTGAGCGTAGCCAGCTGTCTATCTTCAATGCTGCTCATGTTTTCCAATGTGGTGTTGATAGCCATCAATGCACGGATCATCTGTTGATGTTTTGTGTCTGCTTCAACCTGTTGAGGAGTCCTAGTAGTGGTGTCTGTGATACCAGATGCACGTCGGCTTGCAGCAGAATCAGTGATCAAATCTTGTCCGGTAATGGTTGATGTGGTGGCTGCCGCAGCAGGCGGAGCTCCGGGAGTACTAAGATTAGTTGAAGGAGTGACTGATTCAATGGCACTCCTGGCTGCTTCTCCACCAAAGATTGACGTGCTGAGATGTTCGCCAACATCAGCACCGGCGCTGGTGCCAAAATATGCACCAATACCTGCACCTATTAAACCACCTGCAAGAGCACCTACTGGTCCCAGTAAAGCACCAATTTCAGCTCCTGTCACGCCACCTGCTAGTGCACCACCATATCCGCCTACTGTGCCGCCAACACCCGCACCTGCCGCGGCTGCTACACTGCCTGTGCGATTATAAGCATCGTAAGCTTCTACTGCTCCACCTAAAACAGCTGATGCCTTAGCTAGAGTGCCAGTCAATGCTCCCCTGATCCCACCTCTTGCACCGCCTGCAGCAGTAGCCGCCCCTGCTGCCCCCTCTGCGCCAGCTGCCACAGTGCCAGCTTCGCCAACACTTTGGAATATTGTCTTGCCGGCCTTTATGCCAGTCACACTTGAAACTATGCTAGGAACCAATCCAGACAGTGCTAAACCAACAGCCGCGGCAACACCCGTAGCTATTTGCAGTTTATCTGCTTCAGTGGGCGCTAAATCACCATGCAGATATTCAGCAAGCTTCATCATGCCGTCGGCTGCATAATTTGCGGCATCCCCGGCAGCCTTTATTGCTGGCACTGCCTGAGTAACAGCCTGAGCTGCTAAGCTGCTGAGAGCTAGATCAAGCGTGTTCGCTGCCTTGTTGAGGCCCTGCTGAGCATCTTTGACATCGGCAGCATCTTTTGGTATGTCTTGGCCAAGAGACTGGGTGTTTTGGGCCACGGTTTGACCTGCTGTGACTATCTGTTGCATCTGAGTTAAGGCTTCACCGGTTGCTCCAGGCAAGTCATTATAGATTCCCATGGTGCCAATGGCCTGCTGACCTTGTTCAACAAATGCCTTTGATGTATCAACTATGCCAGCCTGAGATCCTTCCATCGTGGCATTAGCCAATGCAATAAAATTATCTGTGTTCTTAGTGATCATCAGACCTTGTTGTTCAGATTGAGTCAACCCAGCTAGCCCTCGTGCCTGATATCTAGCAATCATGTCTTGCATCTTAGTGCCCTGATCGCCAAATGTGCCCATGACCAGCTTCATGCCAGATTCAGCAGCCGCCCTAGCTGGTCCAGATAGGCTGTTGATGAGTATCTGCATGCTTGGACGCTTCAGTGCATCTTTGATTTCCTGATCTATCTGTTCTCTGCGTTTGCCGGTTAATTGCGATAGCACATTCAGTTGTTTGCCGTAGGCTAAGGCGCCTTGTGTGACTTCTTCTGTGGACATCTTGTTGAGGTTGCCACTGTATCTCTGTTGTTCAGCATAGCTCAGCAGAGTCTGCTGCGCTTGATCAAAAGTCATGCCTAGATCAACACCACCTCTGGTCATTTCCGTGAATGCTTTGCCCAGCTCATTGGTACGCTTGATACCCATGCTGGCTACAACTTGTCCGTTTTTGGTTAATAATTTGCCAAAATCTGCGAGATTCAGTCCCACGTCGCTGGCGGTCTTGGCCAGTTGTGTCATACCACCAGAGAAAACAATACCAGAGTCGTATGCATTGAACGTGGCATCAGCAAGCTCTGTGGTTCGTTGCCACATTAGATTGAATGACTCAGCAGCAACAGCCACATATCCAGCTAGCTTGCCCATCTTTGTCTGTCCAAGAACAGTGCTTAGCTGACCCACACCGCCAGACAGCTTGCTCATCATGCTGTTGGCATTAGAGCCAGCTACGCTGTCAATCTTGCCTAAGGCACCTAAAAGGCTGTTTTTTAGACTCTTGGTGTTGTTGCTGTTCTGATCTACAGCCTGCTCCATCCTATTAGCAGAAGTTGAAAGGCCACTGATACTGGTAGTCAAACCAGCAGTATCAGCTTTGCTGGCTACTGCAATGGCATTGAGCAGACGAACTTGGTCCTTGCTTTGCGCAACGAGACTCCTGAGTGTCTCTTCTAATGCCCAGGGTTCTTGATTTACACCACGTGCCATTCTACAATAATTACTTTCATTACCAGCAAAATGCCGTTAAATAACACGACAAATGTTCTTGCACCGACATGATGCTTGATATTTATGGAGATTAAACAGTGGCAGAAAATCCCTTACAGAGGTATTTCAGGCGACCGGCACTTTGGGTAAAGCTGCCAACATTGGGCCGTTGGTACAAACATGGTGAAGTAGATTTCAATCAAAATCAAGAAGTGCGCATATTTGGATTGAGCGCAGTGGACGATGTGATGTTGAACACACCTGATGCACTGTTTAACGGATATGCACTAGAGACTGTGTTGTTGAGCTGTGTGCCAGATATCAAGGATGTCAAGAGCGTGATGCAACCAGATCTAGATGCACTGTTCCTGGGTATCAAAGCAGCTACCAACAGCGGTAAGTTTGACATTGAACGAAAGTGCGAAGCATGCGGACACGAAAACACCTTTGAAGTGCAATGCAACCATCTGCTAGATGCCATGACCTACATCGAAGACAGTGAAACTTCACTGGAGATTGACAATGAACTCAGAGTGCATGTGCAACCATACAACTTTGCCATGCGAAGCATGTTGTTGCAAAAACAGATGGAAGAACAACGCACTCTCAACATGATAGAGCGTGACGAAAACATCGACAATGACATACAACGTGCAGATGCACTGGCACGCAGCATTGAAAAACTCACCACACTGACATTTGATTTGGTAGCTGGTGCTATCACAGCTATAGAATTGCTGGGTTCAGACAATCAGGTGGTCAAAGATCAAACATTCATAGCCGAATGGTTACAGAACATAGATAAGAACACTGCCACAGCTGTGATCGAAGCTGTCAATAATCTCAATAAAGTTGGACCACCCAAGGAAACTGATGCCAGATGCGAGAACTGCGCACATACTTGGACTGAAAAACTGAACTTTGATCCAGCGCTTTTTTTCTATCGACCTTAGCCACCGCTGATCCTGACCTAATTTCTAACATGCTGGATGTGATGTCAGACAATCGCAACATCATAGAACGTGATGTTGAAGCCCTGGTATTTTACATGAATGGCGGATTGGATCTCAATGACGCATGGTTGCTCACGGTGGATCAGCGTAGGCGCATGAGCAGCATCATTGAGAAACATTTCGAAGCGCAAAATCCTAACAAGAAATCTAATCTATGATCTCAATGATTAACACAGTTTAAGTGATGAGCTTGCGCTCATCAGTTAGCTGAGCTAAAGCTCATCTAACAAGTTCTCTTTAATAATGCTTTATTAGTTATTCTGGTCGATTAGCAGCCATATCACTCCCTTATCCAGGGAGTGACCATGTGAAATATCATTCTGGTTCGAACGACACCATTGCCCTTTTATCCTTGTCTTTTAACAGTTGGCGGAGTACCTAAATTCCAACATGCGGATATCATCTCTCAGAGGTATCTAAACCTCTATACTCGGTTATGGGAGTTACCCAAGCTACAAGAAGGTCAAACGGCGAGACACATCTTGCATCACAGCAGGCCAGTCAAACGGCGGCTGTGATCCTTTTTTTCTGATTTATTTGGCAGGGGCCTAGCAGATAAAATCCCCATCCGGTGAGTGTGATACACTGTAATGTATCCTTTCACCGGGTGACCACATCACCATTATTGAGCCAATATGTAGATTAGAAAGAAAGTAAGAACTTGAGCTTACTTGGAGCCTGAATGAGCCTTGACTTCTGCGTCAGTGATTTCTTTGAGCCTGTGAAGTGGTTCTGATAGTAATTTGTTACCCACGACCTTCCACACTGCATCGCGCTGTGTTTCGGACAATTTCTTATGCTTCTCTGCTATGTGTATATTAAAAACTTCTCTCAAGCTGATACCTGGCTTAGCCAGTGTGCCATAGTTTACCGGAGCAGCACGCCGCTGCCATGGACTCATCTTCTTTGCTGGTTCTGTGGCAGCAGTTGCTGGTTTAGCATCTGCTGGGAACCAAGGCTTGTCAGCTTGGCTGGAATCCGTTACTTTGGTCTTCTTCGCTGCTGCTTTCTTGGTTACCATTGTCTGTCTCCGTTACTGTTATAGCATTGTGTTCAGTGGTGTCAGCTGTCAACTTCGACGACAAGAAATGGTCATCTGATTGAGCCAGCCAGTCGTCTAGCAAATGTATGTAGAAGTCTTTGTATCTGTTATGATACTTACCAGATATCGGTGTTTTGAGGAACACCATGATATCCACGTTGTTGTACTTGATTATCAGCACCATTTGCTTGTTGCTGCTGGCAGCATCTTGTTCTGCCTGTGCTAGCCACCCATCCCATTGCGTTACCGTGTGTTTGATCACGCTTTGGAAGCTGGGAGGAGATTTGTAGTGCTTGCACTCCACGCTGTAGGTGAAGTTTCTAGGACAGATCAGATCACCAAACACAGCGTAATCCATGCTGTAGCTTTCTGTCCTGGCTTTGTTGGTGCCTCCAAAGAAGCTGCCACTGTCTGGATTGCGACGGAAGCCATTCTTTACACCCAGAGCTAATTCAAAGCGTGCAGACAGGGTGTTAGCTATCTTACGTTCAAAGTTTGAACCTTTTGCTTTCCCATTCACAGCCATCAGGTAATTATCTCATGTTCATAGCTGAAGGTGGTGAATCCTCCTTCTTTTATCACGCTTAGCACGTTGCTCACACGAGTGATCAATTCTTCTCTGTGCGATATCACG